TTTGTACTGAAGGGTAATAATATCCTCCATCCCCACTCAAAGTTAGCGACGGGGGGAATCCTGGTGTATCAAATATAGTTACACAAGTATCCGGTTCCGCCGGCTCCTTACCAATGAACAAATTGGTAGCAAAGGTGAGTCCCAAAGCACTGGTATCCTCCAACATATCCTTTATATCTTCTGATGGTGCGTTCATGGTATCTGTGCGTTGTTTCTAATGATTTTTATTATCTCGTCTTTGTTTCGTTTCAATGAAGCTTCAAAGAATTTTGCTCCCGCCCCGGGACGTTTAAAACTGGCTCCTATATTTTCATGGACCCACATAGCATAGTTTGCTGAAAATCCAATCTTTAGACCAGATAAACCCCCTTTATGAAAAGATGTAGTAAACCAACTTGCTCGTAAATTGCCTGTATCAATAGGAATCAATGGGGGAGTCTTATCCATATCCCGCCGTATTAGTATAGACGCTTCAATCAATCCTTTCATACTACGTCCTTTTATTGCCAGAAGCTCCCTATTAAGATTAGACATAACTATATCCATCCCCTTTATTCCTGCCTTTGGATTTACCGATTTTACCATTACAAATACGCCTTTCTTAAAAACTCACTGGTGGACCTCATTGCTGGGACTTTATCAAACCTAACTATCATATACGCCTTTTTTATTGTCGTTGGATCTGCTTCTTCATCACTATCCAAATCATCCAGAGTACCTAAATACAAATATCCCAATTCTTCTACATCTTCAGTTACGTATACCTTTGCCTTGGAAATAACCTCTTCTCCTAAACTAGCTCCTACACGGGTGATCTTTTCTACCGCATCTTCCCAGCGGCAATCAATCTCTACAGGATCAGCAAACGTCTTGCCTCCATACCCATCTTCAGCGGGCGTTCCCCAGTATACCGCTGTCTGAGTGCAAAGCCTTGATATAAAACCTTCAATTCCCATTAGTCGTCAGAACTCCTTATTGCATAAATACTTGCCCTCTTTTTGCCTATGTTAGCCATCTTACCGGTAAAATCCAGCTGCATCACTACCTGCCCGTATGGCGTAGAAGATAGTTTTTCTTTGAACTCCCCTGTATATGTAACAGCTACTTCCCCGATCTTTTCACTTTTTGTCGTGCGATGAAGTGTACTTGCCAGCATGTGTGCCGTAAACCAACACTCGATCTGCTCCATCAAAGTAGCCCCTATATCAGAATCATCCCCCAGTACTTCAGTAACCAAAGCATTGGCGGATACGATGAAGACATCTACTACATCATCATCTACAGTACAATTATCCATTATTGCTTTAACCTCTGCTGCCGTTGTTCTTGCCATTACATTTCCCTTTCTTTTTGCCGACTGACCCATAACAACGGATCAATCCAGTTTATTACTTCTTTATTCCAAGTTAATCCTACCCAATCCAACGTTTCATGCATCTGCTGATAATCCCCACATACCATACGCTCCGGCCAAACCACTTTACAATTTACTCCTGCCTCGATCATTCCTACAAACCTTTTTTCGTATTGGCGCACCCACTGTATCCAATCTTCCCGCTCATCAAAAGCAGCCATATATCCGGTTTTTAAACAAGATTGTACGATATCCCCAGTCCTACGGCGGACGATTATCCACTTGGCATTTGGGAAGGCATAATTCCATACAGGCCATATCAGACTCAATCTGGAATCTTTATACACCCACTGTCCTTTTGAATACCCTTCATCTTTTATTATTTGTTCTATCCGCTTTCGCCAATCTACGGGAATTGATATACTATCTACGTTTGGTAATGGATGTTGCCCCAGTGGATCGGCTCCGATGTTTTTAAAATAAGGTATAACAACCTCTTCTAAAATCTTATTATTTTCAAACATCCCACGCTTAATAAGTTTACCCTGAAAAGCTCCACACATATGAATTGCCGTTCCAACCAAACTTGTACCACTGCGGGGGCACCCTGTTACCAATATAGGAGACTGCTCAATCATGCTCGATTTCTTGTTTAACATATACGTATTCATCCTTACTGATATCTATCTTAACAACATCCTTATACATATCATTAACCCGTTGTTTTTCTTCTTTTTTCTCTGCCAGACTTACAACCCGAACCTTCTGCGTAGGATGCCGCCTGTAAATAGCAAGTACAGAATCACAATATCCTATTTTAAAACCAGCCTTCAAGCATCGCAAATTAAATTCATATTCTTCCTGGGTATTCAGCGTTTCATTAAATCCTCCTATCTTTTCAAATACCTCTCTACGATACATCGTAGAAGTACTGTGAATAACATTCTTTTTCAACAGATCCTGTATCGTAGGACGTTTTATTACCGGAGTATAAACAACCTTTTTATCCCGGTTCTGGACATACATTTCAATTGCTTTTCCATGTATAAAATCTACCTCCTGATCTTCTATGGCTTTAATAGAATCCCTGATACAATTTTCAGTCAACATATCATCTTCATGCAGGTACTTTATATATTTTCCCGTCGCCTGGGGAAGAACTTTGTTGAAGTTCTCAGGCCACCCTCCATCTCCTTTGCTGACAAGAAGCTGAATCCCTTCAGGCACACTCCCAATAGCTTCCTTTAGCCAACCTCTATCCTTATTATAAGGTATTATAACAGTTACCAGGATATCGTTGCTTAGAGGGCGTGTAAACACCTTAGAAACATATTCTTTGACCCAATCTACCTCCTGAGCATTAAAGATGCGGGGAGTACCATGAAAACAAATCAAATTAGTCTTTCTAGGAACTTCTGTCAATCGTGGTTGCTTGCTAGGTTTGAAATCATGGATAGTATCGGTCAGATCCTGCCAAAAAGCATCTGCACTAATGATTTTACGTAAAAAGAAATCCATTCTCCGCCTTCTAGCAATTGGTCTTTTCTTCCATTCCTTCCATACCTTACGAATTTTATCACATCCCGCCGGCATCCAAACCAACCCTGTAGCCAATTGTCTTTTCTGGTAGAAGTCTTCCAAGGTAATGAACTGGGAAGGATCTTTGACCAGATCAAATATATTTTCCAGCGACTGTATAATAGCAGTATCCAGATCTACGTACAAGAACGGGCGGTACTGTTCCATTTCAGGACTATATAATTGCATCCTGGACCAAGACCCACCTAATCTATTCCTGAGGGGGATCAATTCTACGTTTCCCAGATCATAATACTCTGAAGCCTTTTCCCAAAGACAAATAATACGAGGAGGAATATCAGATTGCCAGGTTCCATTAATATGCCGGACAATTAATTCCACGTCCCGGAAACCAAACCCTCTTCCGTTTTTTAATACCAAAACTACCGTGCGCTTCTGATCGCTCATATCATTTTAGTTATTATAAAATCCAAAGCCTCTTCAAATGTCGTAAATACTGGAATGTTATACTCCTGCGCTGTCTGTTGTATTGCATAATAGCCAAACTCAGGATGAGAAAAAATCACTTCCCCAATCCACCCACTATCCGGGTCTTCTATTTTTCTTTTATTACTCTGCCGATTTAATTGTTCTTTATCAATCAAAACAATCGCATAAATATACTCCTCCTGATTAGGTATGTGGTTTGCAGTCAAAACACAAGAATAAGCTGGCACCTCCTCTAATTCCTGCTCAATTACGTGAAGCATCTTATATTTATTTTCACAAGATTTCCTAAAGGTACTTTTACCTGAACACGGAGTTGTTATTATACAGGCTCTATTCATCATATCATTTTTATAGCTCTCATATCATCTCTTCCTTCTTCTACTACGGCATATCCCAAAGATTCTAAAAGTCGGCGGATATATTGCCCACCATGTTTTCCGTACAACTTAGCTTTGCTTCCATGTCTTTTGTAACAATCTTTACTAAAGGGCCAGTCTTCGTATCGAATTTCATCTATTTCTATGTTATCAAAATCAATAGACCGTATAATTTCTGAATCATACCCCTCGGTATCAATCTGTAAATAATGAACATGATCTACTTCATACTTCTTACATAGCTCATTAAAAGTCATACTGGGAGCTTCTAAAACCTCAAAATCATCTCCCCAGTCATCCATCGGTATTAAACTGAAACTGTGATCCCCGTAAGAATATCCATTTACACTTACTCCATTCTCCCCACTTTTCGGATATACTAACTTGACTGCCCCTCTGTTCTTTTCTTTAGTAATTGCTACGTTTTCCAGGAAGACATTGTCTACGTCCTTATAATTTCTCCAGATAGCGGTATTCAACAATTTATTGGGCTCGACCAAAATCACTTTAGATGCAGCAGTTTCTTTCGCCGTAGCAAGAAACGGATCATCCTTTCCCGCCGCATCATGCGTCCCTATCTGAATTAGTACATTATCTTTCATAGCTTTACATTTCTATTTGCAATTATCATCCTATCAATCCCTTGAATATCATCTAGACAAATTTTATTACTCGCAAGTAATACCGGGGGCTTCGTCCGTCCCCACCCATCAATAAAAAATTCAATCCAATACTTAAACGCTTTGCTATAATCTCGGATGCCTGGATCATGCTTCTCCGGATCAATGGGCTTAATTGCCTTGCCGAACGTATTATCATTTATTAAAACAGCATCACAGTCATGTAATATGATATAGTCAGCAATGTCCTTATATTTTGTTATTGCCGCTTTCCTACCCCACCACACATCAGAATCCTTCGTATAATTATTATCTATAAAAACCAACCCCCACTGCTCTGTATCCTCAGCATAAAACTTTTCAATATCCTTTATATATCTCAAATCATGCAGATCTGTCTTCAAATATTTATATTTGCCCAACCACTTTCTATCCGATTCTATTGTCAACAATTTTATACCACGATCTTTTAATATATCATGCATTTGATTTGTTGAAAACACTCCTGCTCCAAGTTCCAGTACGGACTTATTTACTTTTTGTAATGCCGCAAACAAAACCAACTGATGCGTACCCCATCCCGCTCTATATTCTTCATCATTTTGCATAAACTTGTTCATGTATCCATTTATATGTCCGCTGTAATCCAAATATCAAAGGCTTGTCCGGTGTCCAATCTAATTTCTCACGCACTAACCTGTTATCAAAATTTGTTTTCTGTTTTCCTACAGGTCCCTCTATATGCTTTACTGTTAATTTCTTTTCTGATATTTTTATAACTATCGCAGCCAGTTGATTGATGCTAACGATTTCCTCAGTCCCAATACCAATCGGCTCGAAAGATTGCTTATTTCTCATCAACAAACGTATTCCATCAATGCAGTCATCTATATATGTATAAGAGCGGGTTTGCTTCCCATTTCCCCATATATTAATAATCCCACCATCTTCAGCAGCAGCCACCTGGCGACACATGGCTGCGGGAGCTTGCTCCTTTCCCCCTTTCCAGGCACACTCCGGTCCGTAAGCACTAAAAAACCGGGCAATCCGTACATCCAATCCATAGTTCCGAGTATATGCCTGATACAACCGTTCGCTAAATAATTTCTCCCACCCGTATTCACTATCTGGTTGAGCCGGGTATGTACTATCCTCCATATAGTCTAGTTTATTGAAATCTTCCTCACTAAGTTTAGGATATACGCAACAAGAACTTGGAAAGAATAGTTTTCCTACTTTCACCCGGGCCGCATATTTTGCTACATTGATATTAATAAGTGAAGAATTATGAATTATATCTGCATCATGATCCCCACTGAATATATATCCCGCCCCACCCAAGTCTGCAGCCATTTGGTAAACTTCATCTATGCAATAAGCATTGAAAATATATCTAACTTCTTTTGGATCTCGTAAATCCTTTATTAAAAAAACATCGGCTGCGGTCGTAGTAAATTCAGGATATCTAAGATCTACCCCTATTACATAATAAAATTCCTGTTTTAGCCTTTCTACAAGATGGTGTCCAATAAATCCACCAGCTCCACAAACTAAAGCAGTCTTCCTAATTCCTTTATTCTTATAATAAACCATCTTCTTTCAATATTTTACTTAGATAATCTTCTGACCAAAGCTCCCTGCAACTATGTTGATATGTACAATTCTTTATTTTTTCAGGGAGTTCCTCTACATCTTCAAAGAAAATACAATCATCAAACTTTGCTTCTATATCGTAATACTTCAATGTATTCTTCCTTACTTGGCAAATGGGAATAGATTTAGCCAGCAGAATTTCATAAAAGCGAAAGGCCAGAAAATTACCATTCCCGATCGGATAAAATACAAACCTATATTTGGCCAGGGTTTCCAGGTACTCTTTCCACGTCTCTATTGTCGGTGGAAGTATCGTAAGTGGCAGTATTTCCCGGAATCGCTGGATAACCGTATTCCTTTCCTCGTACCCCGCAGCTTTAGTATTGCCAATAAAAACAATTTTATCCAGCTTATTATCCACATCTACATCTATAAAATCCTTAAAATCTTTGGAAAAAAGTGGTCTATGTAATTTAGTCCCCAACAATTCACAATCATCGGCATCCATTGTATGTTGATAAAGATAATTAAGCTTCCGCACGTGTTTGAACTTATCTATATTTTGTGGAAAGAAAGAATCAAATATCCGCTCTGCAGTCAATACCACGACCTTGATCTTATCTGTATTACACTTATCTACAAATCCTGGTAGCATAAGGATTTCCGTATGCACGTAATGATGGTCGTCCCCGACGAATAATAAATCAAGTCCTTCTAAATCCTTACAGTTATTAACAAGCCTGACTTTCCCATACATGGATTTTATAGCATGGTAATACTGCTTCAGGTTATAACACCGCTCCCAGGCTAGATTACATATCAATCCTACGTTTTTCATTTTTATCAAGAATTACTAAAGAATCAGCCATATTATTATTTACTTGTCTCCTGTCGTCATAATAAGCATATGGTTTTAAATCATCAGGAAAATAAGTCATTAACATATCTATACACCGCATTCCGGATTCCTCAAGTACATGGCAAGCTACATCTTCAATTATCAATATGCCATCGTCTGTCAGCAAATCACAATAGTGATCAATTACGTACTTCTGGTGGAACAAATAATGAGATCCATCATCTATTATGACGTTAAACTTCCCCAAAGCTCCTAAAACCCTTACAGCCCAATCAGAATAGGCATCTATATCTCCAATAACTTTTACGTTGTTATGAAGAAGGATATCTATCTGAGCCGTATGATTGTCAATTCCATAAATAGTAGAATTGGTAAAATATTCAGCCCACAAATTCAAGGAATCTCCTTTGTAGATCCCTATTTCCAATATCTTGTTGCGTTTATCCTTTAACCGCTTAAATATCTCCCCGTAAACAGCCAAATACGTATGAGTAATAGGGGTATTCCCCCACTTATCAGTAGTGTGCTTATTATCCAGATATAATTGAATCAATTCATTCATTCGTCTTTGGTTTTATTGAAGATGATAGGAAACAACGCCCAGCGACGCTCCCACGTTGCCCCTCCGAAATGCCGGAATATAACATCCTCCCGCTTTCCTGTTTTTGTTGGAAATCTGTAATACGGACTACTTCCATTCCAACTAGTAACATTCCACTCGACCGGCAATATTTCTACATTTGCATACAACTCCTCCAACGAGTAAACAGGATCAGATTCCGTAGTAGAATTCCACCCCAGATGTTCTTCTTTTTTCCAAGCAGGTTGGTTGATATCAGCAAATGTATTTTTAATCCCTGCTAAAGAATACCACGCAGCCTGGTCCTGAAATATATGCCAGAACTGAGTATCTTTATACTTATTGTATCGTTCCTCATCTAACAAATTAGTTAGCATTTGTCTAGACCACTCCGAGATCCTAAAAGAAAATGCTCCCATACAATGCGTATTACACGAATCCACGGCGTATGCGAAACTCTTTCCAGGTGGAGGCTCAAACGACCAGCTACCATTTACTATACAAATATCAGCATCTATATGACTTACAATATCTCCGTCTTTAAGAAATCCAATATCAATCCAGTATTTTATCAAAAAATGACGATACCAATACGGATGCCTTCGTCTGCAATGCTCAGGAATACTATTGGGTTCGATTATAGGAATATACTCAATCCCATGATAGTCACAATACTCCTGCCCCCGCGACATGTGAAGCGTTTCAAAGTGGTCTTGTAATTTTTGCTTTTCCGGCGGATATAAAGCCACCGTCAATAAATACTTCTTCATAATCTTTCAATTATTTTCTTAGTGCATCCTTCAAAAGAAAAATATTCTTCGTATATCCTCTGTCCCGTTATTCTGTATCTATTTACTGCATCAGCATTTATATAACTTATGATATCAGGAATACTTGTTACCTCACTTTCATGAACCAATACGCCGATTTCATTGAACTCAAATTCACCTTTCCAGGGAATCCACGGTTCGTCATATATATAAATTGGAATAGAGCCCCGCTGCAGAGCTTCACAAATTCTAAACGAAGTAGCCCCATACCCACGCGGACATAAAGAAAAAACGCTTCTTTCCATCAAATCTGCAAATACTCCATACCCTGCCCGATCCTTAATAACAAATCCAGAACGATCTCGTAGCTTCTTAATCCGGTTTCGTACTTTCCCTCTATCAAATGCCCCTACAAAACTGCAAAGTATCTCCCGCTTTCTATTTTTGTCTATATTGGGACTTGGAGTACAGATCAAAGGAATTGGATATCCTAAATTTTTACGTGGAACCTTCTTAGCCCCTCCCCCACCAGCTCCAAATACAAGTATATTCAAATCATCTATATTCTGCAGCACGCCATCATCATATTGAAGGACGGTAAAGTATGTTTTGTTCCTGTCTAAGCTATCTAGATACGTTTGCAAATCGCGCATATCCGAATTTCCATAATTTCTACTGATATAGAAATTAGTCCACAAAATAGGTAGATATCTACGCTCCGTATCAATTCCCAGAGAAGTGAAATAATTCAGGAAATACTCCTCAAAAATCATCGTATTAAAAGGAGGATACTCGTGATTTGTCCGTACTTGAAACGCTACAGGAACTTCTTCTATGTTCATCTTACCATTCTTTAATTCTTTTACTAATCTCAGCAGCCGCATATATACACTCTTTCGAATTGGTTACCCACCAACTATCTTTAGTGGCGCGGTGGATGTAATATAAATCGGGAACTACCTTCATTTTATTTCCATTCAACAACCACAAATAGGAAAAGTAAATAGCATCGTTGATACTTAAATCTACTTCTCTCTTCTTACTTCCAACAACTTGGAGATATCTGGCCCGATTAAAGAAATGATTCCCGGTATTTAAAAAGGCTTCAAAATATTCCAAGTCTATATATTCTTTAATATTTTCCTTATCTATAATCAACTTATTGAAATCTTTGTAACACCATCCTATTCCTTTTTTACCTTCTCTATATAATGTTTCTGAAACATACAGTATATTATCTTCTTTATCCAACGTCTGTATCGTCTCAATATAATTATTGTCAATTACATTATCTGAATCCAGCAGAATAACCCAATCATTGCTACATTTCTTGACAGCTGTACACTTATTTCTATACGGACCCAGGTTTACTTTATTCCTGTATAATTTAATTTTACCATTATTCAAAGCACTGATAAGATTCCATAATTTGATATACGCATCATGGTCTGAACAATCATCTACAATTACGATTTCATTTATCTTATCATTGTCCGCGACTTGAATAAATGCTTCTACTACCGAATCACTCCTATTAAAATTTGTTACTGCTAATGAAATCATCATCCTATGTATTTTAAATATAAGGCATCCCCCCAATGACCATTATCTTCAGTCCGTATCCGGATAAACCCAAAAGGTTTCAAAAAATCATCAAGATCTTCCATCCGGCAACACCCCTTGTAAACTTCTTCCAAATTAATTTCAGTATAAATAATATCTATAAAATCCAACGTATTTTCAGCCCCTTTAAAAACCTCCAATTCAAACCCCTGTACATCAATATTAATCATGTTGTACTGACTTCGATCAAAATCAATATTATCTAACTTATCAATCTTTACCGTCTCTCGTTCATTGAATTCTATGCGTGGGTACATCGTAAGATGTGTCCCTGGGGCGAGCAAAGAACTGCTTTTACCGGCATTGGCCGTTTCAATATACATTTCCCTTTCACCTACTTCATTGCCAAGAGCCAGGTTGAATGTTTTTATACATTTCCTTTTAGGTAGTATTTCCAGCAATTTTTTATAGCTAGATACAACAGGCTCGAAAAGAACCATATCCTTAATACCACATTCTATGTAATCTGCATACTCCTGCCCGTAATGCGCTCCTATGTGAATGACTCCTTCAATGTAAAGGGCATAATCTTTTATCATTTTATCTAATGGAATGATCATAATTTTATCCATTCTTTAGGAAAATGTAATTCCTCATTATCTACTTCGGTATCTGCCAACCATTTCCCTGAAATAATCACTGTTTTATCCGGATTGGGATTCAAAAGTGATGCCCAGTAGGAAAATGTACTATTGGCACTGATATTATGTTTACATAATTTCATCAATTCAAAATCCAAAAAATCAAGGCAGTGAACAAAAGTTACTTCCCGCGAAAAGTAATCCTTTTTAAAGTGCTCCTTA